TGGTCTTTCCATATTATAGGTAATTAAAGGCTCTATATCATTTTGTATAATAACATCTAAGTCAAAGAATATAAAACGACCTGTGGGTTTGTCTTCAGCAAAGTTATGAGTATTGAATACAAATGTCTTAGGCCTATCCCAGCATCTTGCCATACCATATTTAAAGTCGTCTTTCTGAAACCAATACTTAGGGTGTATGTTAGGAATGTCTGGAAAAGGAATTACTTTTACATCATCATCTAAACCTTCAGCGTCATCTGTATAACAATAGAAATGGAAATCATGTTTAGTGTTACAATTTCTCTTTGCCATATTTTTTAATCTGTTTACAAAGTGAGGACCATAACGATCACCCCATTTGGAACATATTATATTAACTCTCATTACGAGCCCTCGCAATTACAAAGTCCTTAGCATATTGTAATCCGTGTTCTGCTAATACAGATACCACTTCAATACATTTACTTTCAAACTCTGATATATCTATATGAATTATTAGTGTTGAAAATTTAGACTTTTTAACTATCTCGATATACGATTCATCATTAAAAATTCCTTCTATCACGGTACCATCATTTACTTTTAACATATTCCATCCTGTTCATTATGTATTACTAAAGGATTTAATTTTAGTAAATTATTAAAATATCCTTTATAAAAATCATTAGTAAAAATTTCTTCTAGTGTATAGTTACTAACATTATTTTTCTCCCAATCATATAATAATTCTGTTTTATGTTCGGGAGATTTATCTGCTGTAGAAAGATTAAGAGCAACATGTTTACAAGGAAAAACATTTCCTTTAGCGCTTAAGTAAAATTGATTATTAACTTTACCTTCACATTTAATATGTTTAGGAAACTTTATCTTTCTCTCTTTATATATGTCGTCTTTTTTTCTTGTCTGTAGAGTTTCTAGTTCTATAAGTTTATAGTCTGGCATATCAGGTTTGACGACTTCATCTACATAAGGAACTTCCTCAGGAACATTGTCTAAGTAAATAAACCCTGAGAAGTTATGTTTTTCTGATAACTCTCTTGCCTTTTCTATATCTGTATTTAATTGATTTGTATGAGTATAGGACCAAAACACTCTACAACCTTTCTTAATAAGAATGTCTGCGTTCATTAATACTAAATTGTCTGGATTGCCTGTATTAATATTAAAGGTTATGTTACCAGATTCTTTATATAAGTCTCCTATAATACCCCACCAAAAAGGATCATGTGTATCGCCTTTACTAATTAAGTCAATACCTATGCCCCATTGTCCCATAAGATAATGTGATATATCTACAATGTCTTTATTATTAGTAGGGTCTCCTTCAAGTCCTTTAAATTTTATTCTTTTCATGTGAGCTTTTTCCATAAAGTCCTGAGAGAAAAATTTTCTTATATCATCATAGGATAGTTCGTTCTTATCATCTGATAATTCTATTTCCACTCTTTCAGGTAAATAAGGATATAAGTCTGTTGCTCTATTGTACATTAGATCTTTTTGTTTATCGGTAAAATCTTCATACCAATAAGGCAAAACAACTATGGGTTCTTCTGTAGTCTCAGGATATGAAGCAGTAACATCTTTAACAAAAGGCACATCACCTTCTTCTATAAAAAATTTATTATGGAAAGCATCGTATTCATATAATAGCTCGTCTTCATTCTCTTCCCATTCTTCTAGTATGCTTTCGACTTTAGCATTTCGGTGTATAAAATAACCTAGGTTACCATCCTGCAGTTGGATTTTCTTATTGCTCTTATAAATGTCTATGTCCTTTATGTTGTTAATAATACAATTAGGAGTTATAAACAATGTATTGCCACCTGGTTTGGTGTGTTGCATTATATCTATTTCCAACCAATCCTTTCCATACTTAGGAACATGAAAGGAGATCCCATCTATATAACCATCTTTTTTATGTGTAGATTCTAACAGATTATACTCATCACTATCCACAAAGACGTAAAAATTAAAAGGATTTACGCACAGTTTCTTAACCTGTGTATATAATGCGTTTATATGTACTTGACTGTAATTAGTGTCTAGCTGATTTGCTATAATTGTTACCATGCCATAATCTCAATAATGTCTCATCTTCTAATTCATCTATCTTTATTTGTTTCCTACTAGGATTAGAATCCACATTGAACAAACAAAACTTAGGTTCTTCTCTATATTTATGTGTCTCCAAATCCGTCGGATGTGTCATACCTCTATTGTAACTATACACCCATTCAAAAGGAAGGTTATTCCAAAAGTCTTTCTGCCTCCAGAAATGATAGTTATCTGTTCCTTTATAGAATGTTCTGAATATCATATCTTCTTCTTGTATTGCATCCCAGAATATATGTTCACATTGGTCTTTGTTCCAACACATAACACTAGAATTATATAATGTTCCTCTAATGTCTATAAAGAGTCTTTCGTGTAATCTTTTATTCCAATTATCCCATTTAACATGAACTATTCTAGGTTTAAGAGCTAGCTCATCTAAATCAGTTATATCATTTTGTATTATAATATCTAAATCAAAATAACACCACTTACCTTCATAACCTAAAAAGTTATGAGAGTTAAAGACTATAAATTTAGCTCTATCCCAACAGTATTTTTCTTTTCCAAACCAATACTTAGGATGTAAAGGATTGATATCAGGTATATCTACACAATCACAATCTAATCCTGCACTATCATCTGTATAGCAAGTAAATGTAAAATCTTTATGGTAGTTATCCTGTACCATACGATACAGATTGTTTACATAATCTGGTGAGTATTTAGTGCCCCACTTGATGCATACAAAGTTCATCATATTCTTTCTCAATCTCCGGGTTTCTGTCTAATCCATTTAATAAGCATATTGTATATTCAGGTCTATATTTTCTTCCTGTCGTATTAAAAGCATATACTTCCTCTTTGGGTAAGTGTTCAAATGTAAATCCTTCATGATATAAAAATGTATCATCACCATAAGGATACTTTACATCATATGTTTCAGGGTACTCATTATAGTGTTTCCATATATGTGTAGCATCTTTCCAAAGCATTACACTAGAATTATAGTTACTTAAAGGCCCTACAAACTCTGATTGCCATGGGAAATCATGTATGCTTATTTGTTTATCTCCTTTATCTTTCCACCATGTATATACAATTACAGGGTTATGACGACAATAATCAAACAAATGATCTATATTTTTTTGTATTCTTATATCTAAATCCAGATATAATATTGTACCCAAGTCTTTTAATTGAAATAATTTTATTTTTTCCATGTTGCCATTTGGCTCATGTTCCATATAAATAATTCCTATATCGGGGTGCAAATCTTTAGGGTCATCTGTTACACAAACATAATTATACTTGCCTTCGGTATGCTCGTATATAGAATTGACAGCATCTGCGCTGTATTTGTCACCATATTTTAATGTTAAAATAGTTTTCATTGTAATTACTTTTATTTATAAATAAGACTATACAACGAATTTATAAGAGATACTTGAATGGCCACCGTACAAAATATAGTTATAGATCAGGGAACCACCTTTAGTTTAGACATAAATCTAACTAATGACGATGCTTCCGCAAAAGATCTGACATCATATACAGTAGCTAGCCAAATGAGAAAGTCTTATGAAGCATCTGCTAGCACAAGTTTTACATGTGTTAAGGTAGATGATACAGGAAAGGTAACGATTAGTTTGTCAGCAGTTCAAACAGCAGCGCTTAAACCAGGGCGTTATGTGTATGATGTTGAAATAACAAGCGCATCTGAAACTTTAAGAGTTCTAGAGGGGTTAGTAACAGTAACCCCAGAAGTGACGAAAGTATAAGGAGGAATGAATGGGAGTTAATGTAAGCACATCGAGTACACCGGCAAAGGTAACAATTTCTACTGGCAGTTCAAGAGTAGTAACTACAACCACAAGCCAATCTCAAGGAGCAACATCAACAAATATAGACAGCGTGTCTGGCATTGATACTTCCGGCGCACAAAATGGTTATTCGTTAATTTATGATGCATCAACTGGCAAATGGGAAGCCACTGCACCAACTGATGTTGCAGCCCCAACCAGCATTGACGGTGGTACATTTTAGTATGGTAAATTAATACAACTTAACTAGGAGAAAATTAAATGGCAACAACTATTCAGATAAAAAGAAGTACGGGCTCTTCAGCTCCAGCTACTTCTGACTTAGTTGAAGGCGAATTAGCGTATGCCGAGGATAGATCCAACTCAGGAGCATCTGCAAAGTTATACATCTCATCTATTGATTCTGGCGGTAACGAAGTTATCCAGGAACTAGGTGGTAAGTATTACACAGATCTTATTGACAATGCTACAGACTCCAACACAGCTTCTACAATCGTTAAAAGAGACGGTTCAGGAAACTTTAGTGCTGGTGTAGTAACATTTGGCTCCTTAAGCGATGGTTCTATAACGGCTACTGCATTTGTAGATGAAGACAATATGGCTTCAGACAGTGCAACGCTTATTCCAACTCAACAATCAGTCAAAGCCTATGTTGATTCTCAAGTCACAGGTAGTGACTTAGACGCAGCTGGTGACTCTGGAACAATAGATATAGATCTAGATTCAGAGACATTTACAGTAGCGGGTGGTACAGGTATCACAACAGCAGCTTCCGGTACAACTATTACAGCAACACTTGATAACACAGCAGTTACAGCAGGAGCCTATGGTTCCGGCTCAGCAATTCCTGTTATTACAATTGACGCACAAGGTCGTATCACAGCAGCTTCAACAGCAGCAACGAGTTCTACTTTAACAATTGGAGCCGACAGTGGTTCTGATGATGCTGTTACAGTAGGAACAGACACACTAAACTTCGTAGGTACAAACAACGAAGTAGAAACAACAGTTTCAAACAATCAGATACAAATTGGATTACCTAATAATGTAACAATTTCAGGTAACTTAACTGTATCAGGAACAACAACTACGGTAGATTCTACAACTTTAAGTGTTGCAGATCCATTGATCATATTAGCATCTGGTAATAATTCATCAGACGCAGTTGATATTGGTCTTTATGGTCTATATGACACTTCAGGTTCACTAGATTTATACGGTGGTTTATTTAGAGATGCTGACGATTCAGGTAAATGGAAACTATTTAAAGACTTGCAAGCAGCACCAACGACAACTGTTAATGTATCAGGAACAGGTTATACAATCGGCACATTAGTAGCTAGCATAGAATCAGCTAGTGCTACAATTACCGGCGGTACAATTACTGGAATTACTGATCTATTAGTAGCAGACGGTGGTACAGGAGCAAGTACTTTCACAAGTAACGGAATTCTATATGGTAACGGTACTGGAGCCTTACAGGCAACAGCAGCTGGTACTGATGGTTATTTCCTATACAGTGATAGTGGAACGCCTGCATGGACAAATGTTGTTGACGGCGGAACTTATTCTTAATAACAAGTAATCAATGAGAAGTGAAATGGAAAAAGAAGTAAATACAAAATTAGTAGATGAATATATTAATAGCTTATCTCAGAAAGTAAATGAGCTACAGCAAGAAAACATATTACTTAAAGCTAAAGCCAGCTATAATGAAAAAGAATATCAGGAAAGAGAATTACAATTAAAATTGGAACTACAACAAGCATTAGACAAAATTGCTACTCCAGAAGTTAAGAAGGATGAGCCGGTTAAGAAAAAACCGGTTCCAACCTTTACTTCGGGAACAGTAAAAGAGGTAGAAGAGGAACAACCAGAGGCAAAGAAAAAACCTAAGCCAATGATAAAAGCTCCTAAACCTAAAGGTTATAATATTGAAGTAGACGGTCCAAGAGAAGTAATTCCTAATCCTAAATTTATAGAGGCAGAGGCAAAAATAAACTAACAAGGATAAAGACATGTCAACAGTAATTAAAATTAAGCGTAATGAAACAGCAGGTAATGCGCCAACTACAGCAGATATTGTACAAGGTGAAGTTGCACTTAACTCTGCAGATAAAGAATTTTATTTAAGAGATTCTACAGATGCTATTGTTAAGATTGCAAACTATGCAGAAAAAGACCTTTCATTAGAATTTCCTACAGGAGATTATGGAAGTGTTGCTTCTTCACTTGCAACAGATGCTTTTGGACAATTAACTGATGTTATATATGATCTAAATACGTCAATTAAATACAGACTAGCTACAGAAGACTTAGGTTCAGTAGCATAAGGAGACAAATAGATGGCAGTTACAGTACAATTTAGGCGAGGCACAGCTACACAGAACGATGCGTTCACAGGTGCAGCAGGTGAAGTCTCGGTTAATACAACAAATAATTCTATTAGGGTCCATGACGGAAGCACTCAAGGCGGACATGAATTAATGTTAGCTACAGCAGAAAACATATCAGGAAATATCGCAGGTACAAATATATCAGGCGGTTCTATCGATGGCGGAACATATTAATTAGGAGAAAACAATGCCAACACAGGTACAATTAAGACGAGGGACTACAACACAGAATGAATCCTTCACTGGTGCGGTAGGTGAACTTTCCGTAGATACTACGCTAGATACTATCAGAGTCCACGATGGTTCTACAGCAGGCGGTATTAGACTTGCAAAATTCTCAGAAATACAAGCTGGGGATATAACAGGTGTAACAGCAGGCACAGGACTTTCAGGCGGAGGTACTAGCGGAGGAGTAACGGTAAACTTATCTCACTTAGGCTTAGAAAGCCTTTCAGACCCTAACGATGATCAAATAATCTTTTGGGATGACTCAGCAGGAGCAACTGCATTTTTAGATTTAGGCACAGGGTTGTCTATATCTGGAACAACGGTTTCTGTAGGAACACTTAACCAGGATACTACAGGAAACGCAGCTACGGCAACAGCATTAGAAACAGCTAGGACTATAGGTGGCACATCATTTGATGGTAGTGCAAATATAGCAGTTGCATTAGCAGCAACAGCTACTACTTTAGCAACAGCAAGAACAATAAACGGTGTAAGTTTTGATGGTAGTGCAAATGTAACTACATTAACAGCAGGCACTGGTGTTGCAGTCTCAGGAACAGCAGTTTCAATTGGACAAGCAGTAGCAACAACCGATGATGTTACATTTGCAGATGTAGCAGCAACAGGTAATGTTACTATTACAGGTAACTTAGATGTAAATGGAACAACTACAACATTAGATTCAACCAACTCTACAATAACAGATAGATTGATTGAGCTAGGAAATGGAACATCAGGAACACCAGCAAACGATATGGGTCTGGTCTTTGAAAGAGGATCTTCAGACAATGCGTTTATTGGTTGGGACGAAAGTGCAGATAAATTCCTAGTAGGTACTGGTTCATTTACAGGTGCAAGTACAGGTGATTTAACAGTTACCACAGGAACACTTGTAGCAAACTTAGAAGGTAATGTTACAGGTAATGTTACAGGTAACGCAGATACAGCTACAGCACTTGCAACAGCAAGGACTCTATCCTTTACAGGTGATGTAACAGGTACAGGAGACTTTGACGGTTCAGGTAACTTAGCAACTGCATTAACTATAGCAGCTAATAGTGTAGCTTTAGGAACAGATACTACAGGTAATTATATGGCACAAGTAAGTGGCGGAGATGGTATTACTATTTCTCATACGCAGAGCGAAGGCTCTACAGCTACTATTACTGGAACGGCTATATATAATGCTAGTGGTACTAAATTAAATTAAGGTAGGTAAGTATGGCTTTAGCGAGCAGGACAGACTTACAGGATTATGCCCTACGAAGGTTAGGCGCTCCTGTAATTGAAGTAAATGTAGAAGAAGGGCAACTATCTGATAGAATAGATGATGCCCTGCAATTCTTTCAAGAGTATCACTTTGATGGTGTTGAAAGAGTATTTGTTTCTCATCAACTTACTGGTTCAAAACTAAAGCTGACTACCAATATTGCAACCAGCTTTACAAAAGGCGAAACAGTTACAGGTGGAACATCAGGAGCTACTGCAAAAGTGGCTTCTACAGATGGACAATTTATAACGACAGAGGAGTCTGACGGTACATGGCAAGCATCGGAGTCTATTACAGGCGACATATCAGGTACAACTGGAACATTAGCACCAACAGATTTTTACACCAAAGGGGATATTGAAAACGGATATATCCCTATTGGTTCTGGTATATTGGGTGTAACAAGAATTTTTAACTTTGGTGGAGCAGCTACTAACAATACAAAAGATGGGCAACTATTTGATTTAATGTATCAATTTAGAATGAATGATCTATATAATTTAATGGGAGCTGACATGGTCTACTATACAATAGTCCAGAGTCACTTAACAACATTAGAAAAACTTCTTACCTCAGAAAGACAAATTCGTTTCAATCGTAAAACAGATAGATTATATGTAGACACAGATTGGGACAGAACATTTAATCCAGGAGATTACATAGTAGCAGAAGCATATGCTATCATAGATCCGGCAACATATACAGAAGTTTATGATGACATGTTTCTTAAGAAATATACAACAGCATTATTTAAAAGGCAATGGGGCGAAAACTTGAAAAAGTTCTCAGGAATACAAATGCCAGGTGGTGTCACATTAAACGGAGATCAAATTTATCAAGAAGCTGTACAAGAAATACAAGCTATTGAACAAGAGATGTCACTAAAATATGAATTGCCTCCGTCGTTTATGATAGGATAACTTTATGACTACAAATCATTTCTTTCAATCAGGCAATAGCATAGGAGCTACAAGTGAACAACGCTTAGTGGAAGACCTGGTTATTGAAAGTTTGAAAGTATATGGGCATGACATATACTATATGCCTAGAACATTAGTAAACAAAGATACAATCTTTGATGAAGATGAATTGTCAAGATTTACACAGGCATATCCATTAGAAATGTATTTGGATAATGTTAATGGTTATGAAGGACAAGGAGATATATTTACTAGGTTTGGATTAGAAGTTAGAGATCAAGCAACCTTTGTTCTAGCAAAAAGACGATGGGAAGATTTAGTATTGACAAGTGGAGGCACATTCACACAAACAACAAGACCTTCTGAAGGAGACTTACTTTACTTTCCAAAAACAAAAAGCATATTTGAAATTAAATATGTTGATTTCCAAAATCCTTTTTATCAACTTAACCAAATTTATGTGTTTAAATTAGTATGTGAACTATTCGAATACAGTTCAGAAGATTTGGATACAGGTATTACAGAAATAGATGTCATAGAAACAAAATACTCTCAAGATATGTTAGAGTATCAATTATTAACAGAAGATGGTAAGTTAATATACAACGAAACAGGTGGATGTATAATTAACGAATCTTATAACACAACAGTCTCAGAACCAATAGACAATGTAGACTTTGATAATCTAGTAACACTAGAAGGTATATTAGATTTCAGTGAACGAAATCCTTTTGGTGAGATAGGAGGATAATATGTTTAAAGATAAGACATTTTATCACAACCATATAAGAAAAGCAATCATTGCTTTTGGAACTATATTCAATGATATAAACATTGAAAGAAAAAATAGTTCAGGAGCAGTTGCACAAGCTATAAGAGTACCTTTAGCATATTCTACTAAACAAAAATTTCTAACAAGGATTGCTAGAGTAACAGATACAACCACAAGAGGTGAAGTAGCAATTACTTTACCTAGAATAGGCTTTGAGATTATAGGGTTAAACTATGATCCAGCCAGAAAGACGCAAGTAATTAACAAATCCAAAGCAGTAGGTACAGGAGATGATGCTGATACAGTAAGATACGCATTTAATTCTACGCCATACAACATGACTTTAGGCTTATATATATTTGCGAAGAACCAAGATGATGGCTTACAATGTTTGGAACAAATAATTCCTTACTTTAATCCTGACTTTAATGTTACGATTAATGATTTACCTGAACTTGGAATAAAAAGAGATATTAAAATTACATTAGATAATGTTGGTTATGAAGATGAATATGAAGGCGAGTTTGCTAATAGATTAAGTGTAGTATGGACATTAAATTTTACCATGAGACTTAATTTTTATAGCAATGTTGCTAACGCAGATGTTATTAAGAAAGCAATTGCTAATGTTTACAATGATCCTAAAATGACTCTTAATACAACAACTAATGCTAGCAAAGGAAAGATAACTGCTAGTGTTAATCCGTTAAATGCAACACCGTCTGATACTTATTCATTCTTGGAGGAATTTGATGAAGAATTCGAACAATAAAAGCACATTTGAAGAATTAGATAAGAGCTTTAACACCAAAGAAATAACAAAAGCTTTAGAGTCTAATCTAAAAAGAACTCAAGACGAAAGACAACTACCAGCAATAGATATGTCTGATGAAGATAAGCAAACTCTGGCAACAAAACAACAAGAAGAAGATTTACAATATGCTAGGAGTATGTTGAAACAAGCTGAGGCGTATAATGCTGAGGCAATAGAAGGTATATTACATATAGCAAGAAACTCAGACCAACCTAGAGCATATGAAGTAGCTGGTGGACTAATTAAAAATTTACAGGACAATGCTAAAGACATGTTAGATGTACACGAAAGACAAAAAAGAATAACAGCAGACGATCCTAAAGCAAAGAATATAAAAACACAAAACAATTTATTCGTAGGTAGCACAAAAGACTTATTAAAAGCTATTAAAAAAGAAGATACAAAAACAATAGATGTAACACCAGATGACACAAGCAAGTAATAGCTATCATGGCAATCCTAATTTAAAACCACTGGGGTATCAGCACGATTTCTCAGAAGAAGAAATTAAAGAGTATGTTAAATGTAAGGATGACCCTGTTTATTTTATAGAAAAATATGTAAAGATTATTACATTGGATAAAGGGTTACAACCATTTAAACTATACGACTGCCAAAAAAGAAAAGTAGATTGTATAATGAAAAATAGGCGTGTTGTTCTTATGGAAGGACGACAACAAGGTAAAACAGTAACATCAGCAGCGTGTATATTACACTATACAATTTTCCAAGAAGACAAAACAGTAGCTATTATGGCTAACAAATCCTCAGCAGCAAGAGAAGTATTAAACAGATATCAAATAATGTATGAGAACTTACCTTTATGGATGCAACAAGGTGTTAAGGTATGGAATAAGGGTGATGTAGAATTAGAAAACAATAGTAAAGTATTAACAGCAGCAACAACAGCAGCAGCGATTCGTGGTAAATCAGTTAACTGGCTATATATTGATGAGGCAGCAATCATACCCAACAACATAGCAGACGAGTTCTTTACTTCTGTTTATCCTACTATTTCTGCTGGTGAGACCACAAAAATTCTACTTACATCTACACCACTAGGTTACAACCACTTCTGGAAATTCTGGAATGAATCTGTAGAAGGAGTAAACGGTTTTGAAAATATGTTTATACCTTACTATGAGATACCAGGTAGAGATGAGAAGTGGTTAGAAGAACAAAAACAATTACTTGGTGATGTTAAATTTAACCAAGAGGTAATGTGTGAGTTCTTAGGTTCAACTAATACATTAATTAATGCACAAACAATAGCAAGGCTTAGTACAAAAGATCCTTTATATACTAAAAGTGGTTTAGATATATATGAAGAACCTCAAGAAGGACATTTTTATGCCATGACAGTAGACACATCTAGAGGCATAGGTGGAGATTTTTCAGCATTTATTGTAGCAGATATAACGAAAATGCCATATAAAGTAGTGGCAAAGTACAGAGATAACAAAGTAGCGCCAATGTTGTACCCAGATATAATAGGAAAAGTGGGTAAAGACTATAATGATGCTTTCATTTTAGTAGAAGTAAATGACATAGGACAACAAGTAGCAGAGATATTACATCAAGAAGTAGAGTATGAGAACATGCTTAGTACTGTTACTGAACAAGCAAGACAATATGTGAGTCCAGGTTTTGGTAAAGCAACAAAACATGGGGTTACAACCTCTAAACAAGTTAAAAGGCAAGGGTGTTTTACATTTAAGTCTTTAATAGAGGAACAGAAACTGTTGGTATTTGATGAACATATAATACATGAGATTTCAACATTTACTGAGAAAGGTAACACTTATCAAGCAGATGAAGGTTACCATGATGATTTGGTTATGTGTTTAGTTTTATTTGGTTGGCTTACTAGTCAAAACTTCTTTAAAGACATGACAGATGTTAATACAAGAGAGGGTTTATATAAGCAACAAATGGGAGATATTGAGAGTAACTTAACACCTTTTATCAGAGTTACAGGTAACGAAGAAGAAGTTGAAGTGTTAGGTGGTGATGTTTGGCTTACTCATGATGAGTATCACCCTGTATCTTTACAGAAAAAACTAAAAAATATGATTAATTCCTAATGTACACACGCACCTATAGGTCTGTACATATTTGTAATTTAAGTTTTTTATAAATAGTTGGATGATAATAAATAAACTTGTGTCATTCATAAGATAATATAAACCGAGGAGAAAAACATGGCATTTCAGCTATCACCAGGCGTTGTCGTAACTGAGACAGACCTTACCAGTGTTGTCCCGGCGGTTGCATCTACTACAGGTGCATTTGTTGGTAACTTCCAATGGGGTCCGGCAGGCGAGATCGTAACAATTAGTTCAGAGAATAATCTTGTAGAGAGATTTTTCAAGCCAAATGATACTACAGCTGTAGACTTTTTCACAGCAGCATCATTCTTGGCGTATGGTAATAATTTGAAGACAGTCAGAGCAGTTGATGACGATACAGCGAGAAACGCTGTAGCATCAGGAACAGCAGTTCTTATTAAAAACAGCGACGACTATTCTCAAAATCACAGAGACGGTTCAGGTTCTAATGGAATGTGGGCAGCTAAATATCCAGGAGCTTTAGGAAACTCTCTTAAAGTATCTTTTGCGGATTCCAGTAATTTTGACAGTAATTCAATAGCAACAACTACTATAACAGCAGGTGGATCTAGTTATTCTAGTACACCAACTGTAACATTTAGTGCAGCACCAGCAGGCGGAGTAACTGCTACTGGTACAGCAACAGTTGCTTCTAATGCAGTTACTGCAATTACAATTACTAATCCAGGAAACGGATATACAAGCGCACCAACCATTACAATTAGTGGCGGTGGAGGAACTGGAGCAACAGCTACAGCAACTTTAGCTACTGACTGGGCGTACAAAAACAAATTCGATATAGCACCTTTAACATCCACAAGAGTGGCAATACAAGGTGGTTCAAATGACGAATTTCATATAGTAGTAATCGACGAAGACGGATTGTTCTCAGGAACAATTGGTACAGTTCTAGAAACATTTGCAGGTGTTTCTAAAGCGTCGGATGCTAAAGGCTTAGAAGGTGGTTCAATATTCTACAGAGATGTAGTTGAAACACAATCTAAATTTATTTACTTCACAGATCACCCAGCAAGCGAAACAACTTGGGGTACAAGTGGAGCAGGAACAACTTATACATCTAACTTTACAGCAGCAGAATCTACTGTATCATTAACAGGTGGTGTTTCAGATAGTCCCGATAGTGGCGATATCCAAACAGCATACAACTTGTTCCAAGATGCAGAAAGCGTAGACATTTCACTTGTATTAACAGGTGGACATGGTACAACAGATCAAAAATATGTCATAGATAATATTTCTAAAACTAGAAAAGACTGTTTAACTTTCTGTTCTCCACAACTGACAGACGTCGTTAATAACGCAGGTTCAGAAGTTACAGCAATGATTGCCTCAAAAGCATTATTGACACCTACTTCTTACGCTGTAATGGACGGTAACTGGAAGTATATGTATGATCGTTATAACGATGTATACAGATGGGTTCCTTGTAACGGAGACATAGCAGGACTATGTGTTGAAACAGACAACACTACAGATCCTTGGTTCTCACCAGCAGGTTATAACAGGGGACAACTTAAAAATGCAGTTAAATTAGCATTTAATCCAGTAAAAGCAAATAGAGACGACATGTATTCAGCAGGTATTAATCCTGTAATTAGCTCTGTAGGTAATGGAATTGTATTGTTTGGAGACAAAACAATGACAACAGTACCTTCAGCGTTCAACAGAATTAATGTTAGACGATTGTTTATTGTGTTAGAAAAAGCTATTGCAATAGCAGCTAAGTATCAACTGTTTGAATTTAACGATGCGTTTACTAGAGCGCAATTCTCATCATTACTTACACCATTCTTAAGAGATGTTCAAGGCCGTAGAGGTATATTCGACTTTAAAGTAATTTGTAACACATCTAATAACACAGCAGAGGTTATAGATAGGAACGAATTTGTAGCGGATATCTTTATCAAGCCAGCAAAAGCAATCAACTTTATACAGTTGAACTTTATTGCTACTAGAACAGGTGTTAGCTTTGAAGAAATTGGCGGTTAACGGCGTATAAATAGTTTTAATAGGAGAACAAAATGCAAATACAAAAATTCAAATCAGCATTAGGGGCAGGCGGAGCTCGTCCCAATCAGTTTGAAGTGATCCTCACATTCCCAACAGCGGTAGGAGCAGTTGGGGGAGATGCTAATATTCTAGTTACTGGAGCGGCTATGCCAGCTTCAACAGTTAACCCAGCTATCATACAGTATAGAGGCAGGGAAGTTAAATTCGCAGGTGAAAGGATTTTTGATCCTTGGACAATCACTATTGCCAATGATACTAAACAGTCTTTAAGACAACCGTTTGAAGCTTGGTTAGATGCAATGAATAATAAAGGCGACAACAGCTCGATAGCACTTAACCCACAAGACTATCAAAGAGAGATTACTGTTAAACATTTGGACAGAAATGACGAAGCATTACCTGGTGGAATTATACAACTTAACGGAGCTTTTCCAATTAACATGTCAGAAGTTGCATTACAATATGCACAGAATGATATAATTGAAGAGTTTACAGTTACATTCCAGTACCAGGATTATGAAGTCATAAATTAATCCCGATAGATGGGACGGAATAAATAGTTATGGACATTTTTGGTTTTGAAATAAAGAGGAAGGAGACGCCACCAGGTGAGAAATCATTTGTGGCGCCTGCCGAAGACGGTGCAATAGAGTCAATTCGAGCGGGTGGGTACTACGGTACTTACATGGATCTGGAAGGGGTAGCCCAAACAGAAGCCGAGTTAGTTAAAAGATATCGAGACATTGCCATGATGGCAGATGTTGATACAGCAGTAGAAGATATCATTAACGAAGGGATTGCACAATTGGAGAATGAATCTCCCGTCGAACTTAACTTAGACGATGTAGAGTTATCGTCAGCAGTTAAGAAATCAATACTAAAAGAGTTTGAAGAACTAAAGAACCTCCTGGACTTTAAGGAAAGAGCCCAGGACTACTTTAGGAGATGGTACATAGATGGCAAGATCTTTTTCCATAAGGTTGTAGATCTTGATAATCCTAAACAAGGGATCAAAGATATTAGATATATCGATCCTAGAAAAATTAGGAAGGTGCGTGAGATTAAGAAGGAAAAGAATCCTTCAGGCGTACAATTTGTTAAAGATATAGAAGAGTTTTTTATTTTTAATGATAAGGGAGTTACTTCTAAACCAGGACAATATATAGCTCCTGAAAACCAACAAGGTTTAAAAATAACAAAAGACGCTATAGCATATGCACCAAGTGGTTTGGTAGATCACGATAAGAATATAGCATTATCGTATTTACATAAGGCAATTAGGCCGGCAAACCAACTCCGTATGATGGAAAATGCGGTTGTTATATATAGAATAACAAGAGCACCTGAAAGACGGATCTTTTATGTAGATGTTGGTAACCTTCCTAAGATGAAGGCAGAGCAATACATGAAAGACATCATGGATAGATATCGTAATAAATTAGTTTACGATGCTAACACAGGTGAAATTAGAGATGATAAGAAGTTCATGTCTATGTTGGAAGACTTCTGGTTACCTAGAAGGGAAGGCGGAACAGGAACAAATATTGATACATTGCCAGCAGGTCAAAACCTAGGGCAGATTGAAGATGTAGAATATTTTCAAAGGAAATTGTATCAGTCTTTAAACATTCCTGTATCGAGATTAGAACAACAGGCTGGACTAAATTTTGGAAGAGCAGCAGAAATAAATCGAGACGAGATGAAGTTTACAAAATTCATCATCAAGTTAAGAAGAAAATTTGCTGTTATGTTAGCTGACTTATTGAAGACGCAGCTTTTACTAAAGGGTGTTATTACTGAAGACGATTGGGATAACATTAAAGATGATATAGACTATGAGTTTGCTACTGATGCTTACTATACAGAATCAAAAGAACAAGAGATTCTAAGAAGTAGAGTAGAAGTATTGAACGGAGTAGCAGCATATATAGGAACATTCTTTAGTAAGCGCTACATTCAAAAGAATGTTTTAATGCTAACAGATGAGGAAATTGATACTATTGAAACTGAACTCTTAGCAGAGCCACAATATCAAAGACAGTATCAGTGGAGTCCTTTACAACAGGTTCAAGGTGAACAACCAGAGCCTGCACAGGACATAAGTAATGAAGTACCAGGAGAGGGTAACCCTGTACCTGGACCAGATAATGGAGCATAAAATGGCAGAAAACGAAACAGACAGAAATGTTGAAGTTAAAGATATGTTGGATAACATAATTGCAGGTAACAATGCAGAGGCCCAACAACAATTTAATGATCAACTAGCTTCACGAACAGGTGAGGCAATAGATGCATTAAAACAGGATAAAGCAGCAGATGTTTTTAAACAGAGCGTTGATCCTGACATGGAACCACAAGGTGTTAGTTTAGATGACGCTCTTGTGGATATAGATCAAACAACAGGGAGACCTGTAGAAGGAGAAACAAATGGCGAAGACATTTAAAGATTTTAGAGCAGGGGTAATTACCGAATCTCCTGTAGACGGTGTGGCTAAAGGCTCACTAGAAGGCGATAAGCACATGTGTGCTAGTAAAATTATGCACAAGGAATGGAATGAAGGCACACCTATTATTGGTGAACATGCAGAACCACAAGATGGCAAAGTGGCTTGGTATAAAGTAATGTTTGAACACGGTATCGAAACAGTTGAAGTGAATGATCCTAATGTAGAGGTTCTTGAAGAAGGTCCTCATATGAACCATAAGAAAAAATCATCATACTAATTTAACTTAACAAAGGAAAACAAATGGCAGTCACAGTAAACAATTTAAAACTCACCCAAGTTCAGGGTGTTGTTTCTGTTAGGGGGACTGCTGCTACCGGAACAATTGCTCTAGCAACCACGCTAAAGAAATCTACTGAGACGCAAAGCTCCCCAGCAGCTAACATAAAAGGGCTACATTGGACTTTGTCTAGCGGTGCTAGCGCAAAGGTTCAACGAAACTCCGTTGTACTATTTGAACTACACGAAAGTGGTTCATTAGATTTCTACGGATTTGCAGAAAACTCAGAAAACACATCAGATATAGAAGTAGTTATAGCCGGCGGAGCTGGTGGAACTGTTATAGTAGATTGTGCTAAAGTTTCTGGGTATGGTTCACAACAACATCAAGAGGCACCATTAGACACAGATGACGCAGGAAGTGTTTATGACGGTGGATCTTTAGGTTAAGGAGAAACAAATGAGACTTATTAAAGAATTTAACGAATCTATATCTTATCTCACAGAAGAGAGTAAAGATCCTAAGAAACCTAATGTATTCATTGAAGGTGTTTTCTTACAATCAGATTTAAAAAACAAAAACGGCAGAGTCTATCCTAAAGAGATCATGCAGAGAGAAGTTAACAGATATGTAAATGAATCTGTTAACACTAAAAGAGCTTACGGAGAGTTAGGACACCCAGAAGGTCCTACAGTAAACTTAGATAGAGTATCTCACATGATTACATCTTTAAAAGAAGACGGTACCA